TTGTTGTTTTTTTAATTTCAACGACTCCATCTTTAAAAACCAATGTTTTTCCATCAGCTTTTAAAGTTGTATTTTTTCTTAAAAGTTTGAATTTCATTTAGTAGCCTTTTCACTGTTAAAATGTTTCGCACATTCATTCGCACTCTCAAAAGACTTTTGATAGTTGTCTTTTTTTGAGTACCAGAAAGAGCCTATTTGTTTTACTCCAGCATAGTTAATCTTTACTGGAGTTGATTTTCTTTTAGCAGCCATTTACTAAGCACCTATTTTTACTTTTAGGTTAGTAATAGGAGAAAGTTTTACATCAACTTTTAACTCATAGAGTCCACCACCTTGTAGTTCTGCTAATGTTAAACCGCTTTTTGATGCATAATCAGTACCAAGAACACCTTTAAAGCTAAATCCTATAGGATGGATAATATAGAGTGATTTTGTTCCATACTCTTCTTTACCTGCACCATTACCTGCTTTTGCTGATTTGTCATACATAAGAGGGTCTTTGATATTTTTCTGTGTAAATGCAAATGCACCATCTTCAACTAAAGATACAATTCCATCACTCATAGTGTCATCAACGATAATAGGTGTCACTTTGTTTAAAACATAAGTAGGTGTATCAGATTGAACAACTTGTGTGATTCCATCTTTTACAACAGTTACTTGACCATATTTTTCAGTGATAATCTCACTTGTAATAGTTCCTGCATCTTGTTTTTCAATAACATCAAAAAGAGTAGTTGAACTCATATAAGCATTAGCAAGTTTTCCAACTCCCATATCTTTTTTAAGTTTTCTTGCACTTGTGATTAATGTTTTAGATAAGTTTGCTGTACCATCACCAATTGTAATACCTGCAATATCACTCATACCACTAATAGTTGCAGAGATTATTCTATTCCATTGTGTAGCCCAGTATGAACCAATTTTATTAAGCACTAATTGGTTAGGCTTAGTAGCATTGAGTAAATCTTTTTGGATTGTTCTCACAGCCCACCATTGATTCCCGTAGAAAGTTTTTACATTTGCTTCATCAAAAAGAGGCTCAATCGCAGAAGCTTGAACATCACTTGCATCACCTAAGTTTTGTTCAACCCATGCACTATCTACTACTCCAACTGTTAAAGTTGATTGTACGTTGTTATAATCAAGTGCATTGATAAAGTTTTTTGCACCCTCACTCGCTTGTGTTACTATCCCTGAGCTAATAAGCTTGTTTACGTCTGTTGATTTCTCAAAACTTACAGATTTCCAGTTATTATTTTGGATTACTTCTTGAATTGTTGCCATTTTTTTTACCTTTTATGTTTTTTTGCTCTGTTTTTATGGGATAAAGTCTTGATTATCCCCACCGCTATTACCATTTCCACCTGCACCACTTCCACTATTGCCTTGAGCTTTTAGTAAGTGTTGCTTCTCATCAAAAAAACCTTTGAGACCATCTTCGATACTTAAAGAACTATCGCCGTTTTTATAAATCAATGAGTCACCATTTAGCTCTACATTACCTCTAATAAAGTTAGATACTAAGTCGTTATCAATAACATCATATTTACTCAATTCAGAACTTATTGCTGTTTGAATTTTTAGATTTTTATTCTCATTTTGAATTGCTTCTAAATTAGCTTGAATCTCTTGTGTTGAAGCTCTTTGAGTCTCTAACTCTTTTACTAGCTCACCTTTTCCTTCTTCTTTTGCTTTTTTTATAGCTTCATCAAACCCTGATAGTTTAGACTCTAAATCATCTTTTGTTTTTGAGATTGCTTCAAAATTCTTATTTAAATCTTGATACTTCACTCTCCAACTAGCTGCTTCATCGTTTTTCTCTTTAAGTGCAACTGATACTTCAGAATCAAGTGCATCTGCTGCATCTTGAGATATTGTTCCACTATCAAGTAACTCTTTGATTTTTTTAAACATTTATTCAATCCTCTAAATTAAATTGCCATATTATGAAGCATTGATTTATTATTTCTTGGAAAGGAATTCTCTATTTTAAAAATATAGTTATAAAAAAGGTTTGATGATGGCTATTTATACTTATACTGATGATTTTATTGTGAATAGTATTGACTTTGATACACTTAATGCAGAAGAGACAAAAGCTATTAATGAAGTGGAAAAGTTAAACATTTCAGATATATTTTATAAAGAGAAGTTAGTAATTGCGAAGGTTTATATAGAATTATCTCTTATGCAACTTGAAAATGATGGAATGAGTGCAAAATATAAAGGCTATTCAAAAGAGTATGAGAGATATGTTGCACTCTCTAAAAGCAACTCTTCTCCATCAAATGTTTACTCAATGCCTATTATGAGAGGATAAGAAATGACTCACTTTGAAGTATTAACAGACATTAAAAACAAACTTTCATATATTCCAAACATCACATCATTAAAAATAGGTTTAGAGAGTGGTATAGGTTCTAAGGATTGCCCTTTTATTCGAATTATTTCTGAATCTAACACTCAAACTCTAAGCAAAGACACTCTTTTATTTAGTGTTGTTTATGGATTTGATGTAAAGAATAAAGATTTAGAGAGTATGTATGAGAAGATGTATGATTTAGAGAAGTCAATAAGAGATACACTTGAATACAATACAGATATGGGTGACTGTTTCTTTGTATCAACACAAACTGATGAAGATAAACTTAACAATCTAAAAAGTGCAGTAAGTAGATTTAAAATTGAGAATATTAGGCTCTAGTTATGATTAAAGTTGATGGATTAAAAGCCATAAATAAAAAGCTCAAAAGCATTGATAGAGATTTAGCACCTGAGCTAATATCACAATTGACTCAAGATGCTTTTAAAAACATAAAAAAAAGAGCTGAGAAACATTACGATACTGGAACAATGGAGGATAATATCTTTCGTAAAATCAGTAAGAGTAGTCTCACTGGTATTGTTGGAATAGAAGATAATGGGATGATGGTTGATGTGAAAGGTAGCAAAGTGAACTATGCTACTTTTGTTTTATATGGTTCTAAACAACATATTATAAAGCCAAATGAGAAAAAAAGTCTAAGGTTTTCAACTGTTCAAGGATTTGTGTTCTCAAAACTTGTGCATCATCCTGGTTACAAAGGCGATAACTTTTTAAAAGATGGTTTACAAGATACATTCGACAATATAGACAAAATAATAGCGAGGTTAAAAGATGATTGATTATAATTTTATAGAAGAGGCATATAGTGGTAGTGGTGGATTCGCTGATGGTACACACATTGACAAATTTCCAAGAGAGAGTGATGAAAAGTATGCAGAGAGAAAAAAAATAGCATACTATTCCAATCTATTTACATCAAAAGTCAATAGATATGTAGGGTATCTTTTTAAATCAACTCCTATAAGAACTTCATCAAATAAGCTTATAAGAGCAATATTGGATGATGTTGATAATAGAGGAAATTCTATTGATGTATTTATGGCTAGTTTTGCTAAAAATGCTAAGGCTTTAGGAAGTAACCTTGTTCTGATTGATATGCCTAAAGATATTCCATCGAATCTAAAAGACCAAATAGAATCAAGGTCACTTCCATATCTTGTTGAAATAAAACCACAACGAGTGATTAAATATAAACTTGATAAGTATGGTAAATTTGAGTACATCGCCTATAGTGATACGATTGATAACTCAACTTATGAGGATGATGATATTTATGAAGTTACTAGATATTTTGATAAGAGTGTATGGAAAGTTCTCAAAGACGATAAAATCATTGAACAAGGTGAACACAATTTAGGTATCTGTCCTGTTGTCAGTTTTGGAGAGAATGGTGTATTCCCTGATAGTGGTGAGTTTAATCAAATAGCTTACTTGCAAAAGAGATACTACAATTTAGAGAGTGAACTAGATGAGATACTTAGAGGGCAAACTTTCTCAATGCTTACTGTTAATGCTGATGTACCTAGTGACTTAGAACTAAAACTCTCTACTGATAATGCTTTAGTGTATGGAACTGGTATGCAAAGCCCTAGCTTTATAGCTCCTGATGGTGCATCTGCAAATGCTTACAGAGACAAGATAGAGAACATCATAGACAATATTAATAAAGTATCTTATGATTTATCTACAAATGCCACACAAGAGAGTGGAATAGCTCTTGATATTAAGTTTCAAGGTTTAAATGGATCATTATCAAACTTCGCTTTGAGACTTGAAGATTTTGAAATAAGAGTGTTTGATGTAATTCATAGATATTTAGGTGTAAACAATGACATCACAATTGATTATCCTAAAGTTTTTAGTATTGTTGATGTTGAAAAAGAGATTACAATTTTATCGGACATTAAAGCACTAGGATATACTCTACCAAACTATGAAAAATTAAAACTTATGCAAATTATTTCTAATGATTTAAACTCTGTTGAGATTGAGGATATGGATTCTATTAATTTAGAAATTGAGGACTCTTTAAAGGCTAAATAGAAGCCTTTTATAATACTATTTTTTATTATAGTCTAATATTTCACCATAACTTTTTATCGGATACTTGGGTCTACTAGAGTTGAAAATATCCGTTAAACTCTCACCATCATAAAATCTTTTTAATTTATCATGTGAGCCTAAAATAGCTCTTCTATCGTGAATACTAAACCTTTCAAGTGTCTCTTTTTCTGGGTTTTTTACTGATGTTTTTTTAACTTTATCATAATGTGCATGATACCTACATCTGCAATGGGGGTGATGTGGAAGTGCAACTGCTGATTCTTTTTTGTAGATACCTTTTCCATATCCACTATCTAATTTGTCATAATAATCACAAATATCAAGAATTGGGTGTTGGCTACTCATAGAGTGCTTAACAAATTCAACCTCTTCATCATCAAGATAATCTTTAGCTCTTGCAAGATTTGCAGCTCTATGATGTTCTGTGTCTGCTATCCTTTTTGCATAATATCTGCTCTTCTCTTCTAAAGCAACTTTTAAAGCTTTTCCTAGCCCTATCTTGTTTACATCGTCCATTTTACTTATAATATCTTTTAAAGCCGTTTTAAGTGGCTTAGTTTTAATATTATCAACATATATGATTAATTCTTTAGATACTTTATCATTTTTTAGTTCTCGTCTTAGATACAGTGGTAATTTCTTCTTAACATCAAGTATTTCTTTATCATTAAATCCATACCCATCATAAAGCTTCATAGCCATCTGTTTTATTGGTTTTTTTGATCGCACTCCATCATTTAAAATAGCTAAACTTTCAGCAGATACTTTTTTACTATTACGGTAAAGCATATCAGAGAGCTTAGGCTCAGTTAAAACGACATCTGGAAGTGCATCGGAACTAAAACTACTATTTAATTGACTATATACTCCATCCATTATAATAGGTGTAACTGCTTCATTGTATGCACTCATCTTCTCGTCTAATATTTCACTAAAAGTTTTTCTGTTCCAATTACTTTGAGAATTATATATTCTTAAAACTTCATCATAAAGTTCTTTTGAAATATCATCAATACTCTTCAAAAAGTCCTCCTTGTTTTCTTAATATTTTTCTTATGTTACTCTCACTCATTTCATAATATGCTGCTAAGTCTTTGATTTTTTGTGTATGACAACTTGTCATCATTTCATAGTCTTGTCTAATTTCATCTTGTTCTGTTTTACACTTAGGGATATACATTCTGCATCCCTTCAGTCTCCTCATAATTTTAATCGTATCTTCTTCACCTACTATTGGAATCAAAACACTTGGAGTGACATCTATCATCATATTAATCCTATTTTAAAAGATTTTGTTTCTGTTGTCTTTTTAACTTTTGCACTTACTGAGTAGCGACAAGCATCCCAAAAGTGGTTATAATCATCTATTGGCTTATTTGTAGGCTTGTTTGTATTCTTATCAATAGCCCAAGTGTAGTTATTTGCTTCATTTATAAAATCTGTTAAATGAGCATTTATAACTATTGTATAATCTAGTAAAAAGTCTATCCCTGCATTGATGCTATCTTTTCCTTTTATTGCCCCCCTTATCCTATTTATCCCATCAATCTTGAGTGTATCTATGCTCTTTGGCTCTGCACTATCTGCAAATATGATATGTTTATGAGCATTGAGTCTTTTAATTTCAGAAGCAATTGCAGAGTTTAAAAGCCCTTTTTTATAAAAACCATCAAAAACATAAAGCATTTTATTTGCTTCATCAATGTAGTTCACACAAAAAGCAGTTGGATCGTTCGTATATCCAAAGTCTAATCCCTGCACACACTCGAAACCTCTTACTTCATCCTCTCTTATTACTCTCACATCAACATTCTCAAAGATTATCCCCTCTGAGTCTCCATATTGTCCCAAATAGATATGATTGTATTTAGAGAGTCTCTTTTGTTTCATCTCTTCTGCTTCTTGAATGATTGTCTTTGGTACATAGTTGTTGTCAAGATATGTGGAGTGAATGACTATTTTATTCTCTTTTTCGTCTCTGAGCATCTCTATCGCATCTGTTTCATTTTTAGGATTGTAAGTAAAGAAGATTTTGCTTTTGTCTGCCCTAATAGTAGGGATAAGCAACTCCAACGAGTATGATGTGATTGTCTGAGCCTCTTCTACCCAACACAAGTGAAACCCCTCTAAAGACTTAATACTGTCCACTGTATGGTCTTGTAAGCCATTAAAGATAATGATTCCATTTCCGCGTTTTAATCGTATCTCTGTAAGCAACACTTCAAAGTAATCATTTAGTCCTAATGTATTAATCCTATCCGTTAAAAGCTTTTTAGATGAGTGTTTGATACTTTTTTGCACTTCTCTTAAACATACAAGATTAAGGTTTGGATTTTTTAAAAGTTCCACGAGCAAAAAGTCAGCTACAGCCCAAGACTTCCCGCTACCTCTTCCACCTCTTAAAAAGTAATATCTTGAGTCTTGTTTCCAAAGTGGCTTATAAACTTGTGGAACTTTTAGAGTCATTCTTAGTCCTCGTCAAAACTTACTTTGATGCCAGTCACTTCTAATGACTTTTGGGTGTTGTTGTTTTGAATATTAACTGCAGTTTTTCCTACAATAGGATTTGCTACTGTTTCAATATCTTTTATC